CCCAAGATTTGACTGAAGTTAGCTAGTAAAAAGGAGCCACCTGTCAGAAGCCAAGGCTTCGCAACTTCTACGGCTGTAGTATCTTTCATTTTGAAATAAAGTATATAAGAATATACAATATAAAAGAAGACCCTACTAAATGTAGGGCCTTCAAAACAAGAGATTTTTACGCTTACTCTTGAGTTTCTACTGGAGTAAATTCTCCAGTCTCAAGGTCGATGTTTCCGGGGCCGTATTCCTCTGAAATCTTGGACATTACCTCTTGGGCTTCTTCGTCAAGTTTCTTCAGTTCGGCAAACATCTCACGTTTACTCTGTTTGATTCGATGCTCGGTGATGGTGATGTTACCAATTTCGAGTTGAATCTGCTGCGACTTGTTTCGCAACTCAACGATTGCTGAAAGTTGCTCTTCTTTTAGTTTAGACATAATTGCAATATGTTATTTATACAAATATACGAATTATTCCGCAGGAATAAAAGGCTCGCTAACACCAATTGTTAAAGTTACGCTTGGTGGGTTGATTTGATTTGCGATCTGGGTAGCCAAAGATGCTTCCATCTCGTCAATACGCTCCTGTCCCATCTCTTCCTTTACCCATTCAGTAACCTGATTCAAGAAGGTAGCACAAGCCTCTTCGTCAGTTGGTGATGGAAACGGCAAAAAGCCCTCTGGCTCAATCGTGTCAGTAGAGATTGTCTGTGTACCAATAGACACAGCGTAGTAACGCTTTTCAGCAACAATCTGCTCTGCGGTTAAACGCCAATGAACGTTGTAGACAACATCATTGAACTCTTCGTAGGATGGGTACACATCAGTGGTGCGGCAATCCCAAATGTAGGTAATTTGATTTGACATTTTGATTTTGATTATTTGATTTTAATTATTCTGTTCCTTTGATTAAACTTAAAGCGCAGTAGTAAATTTCTGGTGCGTCAAGAACCGATGTTTGGCATTGAACGTATATGTCATCACCCTGTGCAAAGTCGTTGATCTTTATAGGAATATGGAACGTAGCAACTGTTGTCGGCTCATTTGCTGACATATAAGATGACCATCTGTGTTCGGTGTCAGTTATTGGAGTTGCAGTTGATGCATTGTACAATCTAAAGTAAAAAGCATTGAATGCATCAGAGTTAACAACATTTAAAATTCCAAATGTAAGAATTGCAATTACAGTCTCTGTTGCCTTTGGTGAATTTGGGGCTGCAACAATAATATCTGTTCCGTCAATTTGAACTGTGTCAGTATAAGATCCGGGTATTGCATAGTTGGTAGTTGCAGCATTTAGATATTGAGACCCAGTTCCGACATTGTCACGAATTGCTACAGTTGCGGTAGAACCAGAAGCTGTTGCTTGTACATTTGAACCAACAAAATCCAACGTTGAGATTGAAGAACTAACAGTTGTTCCGTCATCTTTTACAGTGATAGTGGTTCCACCACCCCCACCGCCACCAGCTTGCCACTCAATACCGGTTGCAGTTGTTACAAGAACATCACCGGGGTTTCCGATTGAGTTTAGTGAGTCGTAAATAGACCCAGTGATTCGTGCATTGCCTACAACGTGCAGCTTCTGTGATGGTGACGTGGTACCGATTCCAATGTCAGCAGCAAAGATTCGACCTTCAACGTGTAGCTTTACAGATGGTGAAGTAGTTCCAATACCAACGTTGCCACCAAGCGATTGAAAAACTAAATTTGCGGCAGTATTGCCATTGGTTTTACCCTGAAAAGATATATTATATGGCGAGGTATCATCGCTATTGATTGATAATTGCCTAATGCTTCCACCAATAATAAATCCAGCGGCTGCGTTAAACGTTAAAGAATCATTATATCTATCGGTATAAATTTGCAACTTACTATTTGGCGATGTTGTTCCAATACCAACGTTGCCAGTAGCAGTGATGCGTACTTTTTCAGAACCATCTGTCTGAAAGTACATATACTCAGAATTGTTATTGTAGCCTATTTTCCCCTTGAACTGCTCGCTCTCATCGGTAAATACAATACCAGCCTCAGCGTTGTAAGCTCCGAATAATGTAACATAAGCATTACTTCCAACAGAAGAGTTTTGAAAGGAAGCCACGTTTCCAGTTGGACCACCAGATGTATTACCGTTAAGAAGTACGTGTAATTTGCTAGTAGTACTAGTAGTTCCAATACCAACGTTTCCAGTTGCGCCAACAACCATCCGCACGTTTTGCGATGAACCATCAACGTTTGCTGTGACGAACGACATTCCATTGTTGGTGACACCAGAAATCCCTGCCCGAATAATTGAATGACCTCCTTCTGTGTTTACAATGCTAATTTGTGACGTTGACGCTGAAAGCGCACCGCTTACGGTGAAGCGTGAGAATGGCGATGTCGCTCCAATTCCAACGTTTCCGGTAGACGTGATCCGCATACGTTCGGAGCCATTCACAAATGTTGCAAATGAGTTGGTATCTATTGTTGCAAGTCTCCATCTTGTAGACCCTCCAACAATTGCTGACAGAACGTATCTTGCTGCTGTACCAGCATCACTGCGTTCCGATATTATTTCAGCGTCTCCATTTGCTTTATATAACTGGAGCAATGAACCTGGCGATGTTGTTCCAATACCAACGTTGCCGTTTCTATTGAATGTTACGACATCAGAAAAAGTAGGAGTATTATCTTGATATGATATATGAAGCAAGTCGGTTGCTGCATTGTGCCTTAGTGCCCATCCCCAGTTAATTCCATACTCGGTAAGCATCAAACCACTGTAGTTAGACACCGTGCTACCTGCCTCTACTTTGATATAGTTGTCAGTTGATACTCTACTTATACTTAGTATTTGAGTTGGACTAGTAGTCCCAATACCAACGTTGCCCGCACTGGTGATTCTGACCTTTTCATTGCCCTCTGTAGCGAATACCGTTACAGCATTTACACCAGTCCGTGGCTGAATAAGAAGGCTACCTGCTGCATATCCGAATCCACTATTGGTGGCACCGATGATTACTTTTACTGAAGACGATGGTATTGCTGTGCTGATTACGTTATTCAGAATAATTCCAAGATTAGCTCCGGCATCGCCTACATTTATAGAGCTAACAGTAAGTGGGTAGTCTGCGTTGGTTAATCCAATACCAATGTTGCCAGCGTTATCATAAATAGCTGAATTACCAATAGCAGTACCACTTGTCCACTTAGGCACATAGTTCGTAGTGCCAGTCCCCGTAACAGGATTCGTCAAAGCGTTCTGCTTGCTGTTAAACGTATTCCAATCTGTAGAAGACAAAGCACCATTTGTACTTGCGCTAGCCAATCCAAGAGACAGAACTTGGGTTGACAGAGAAAGTCCGTTTGCAGTACCAATAGTAACAGCATTATGCCGTGCTGCCGTATTTGCAGCAACGTTTGTATTTGCATTAACTCTTGCTTCGGTGTAGTAAAGATTCCCACTTTCTGTTACTTGAGCAGTAGTGTAATCTCCACTAGTTGCAACAACAGCACCAGTCCTTCCAAAAACAGAAGTAACAGCGTCTGTGTTAATGTCAGTCCAAGATGCGGTAATAGTTCCACCATCTTGTTGAGTAAGCGTTAGCGTCTTGGTTGTCGTGCCAGTTACGGCTGCACTATTTATTTTGTCGTTGTAGGCAGCGGTGAAGTTTGTCCAATTAGAAGATGAAAGCAGCCCTCTATTTGTACCAGATGCTGTTGGGATATTAAACGTATGAGTATCTAAAACAGAACTGATATTAAAATCAGTTCCGCTACTTCCGGTAGCAAAATACTGAACTTGTTTAGTTAGTCCATTAAGTGCATTAAGTCCAGTAGAGAAAGTGGTAATAACTTGACACAAGTGTCCGTTTTCAGTGTGTAGAGTTATTGTCCTTCCGCTGTGAATTACATAAACTCTTATGGCTAATCTATCTGTTACAGCAAGTGTAGTCTGTGGAACAGCAATAGCCCCAAAGTATGCAGATATAGTTGTACCAAAGGCTATAAATTCTGGAAATGCTGAATTATTTGCAATTGGTGTAAAGGTTGTTCCATCGTACTTGCTTAACTCAACATAAAAAGATGGAGTTCCTCCACTTGAAGATGAGCTAAAGTAAAATTCAAAGTTCCAGTTTCCACCGGGAATTTCTAATAAAGATGGATCATTAGCATCTGTTATGAATTGGGCAATGTATCCATCAGCAGCAATAGTAAAATCAGTACCAGTACCAATAATAGGTATCTTGCTAAACTCACGGTAAACATTACCGCCAAGTGTACCTTGGTTTACACTACCATTAAGGTAATAACTAACACTAGAGCCTCCACCGCTAGTAGTTGGAAAGTCTCCTAATTGACCATCACCACGAACGTATTGTGCAGCAGTTCCTGCACCACTAATAGCAATGGTTCCGCTAGTTGTAATTGGCGAACCAGTAACCGTAAATGCTGATGGTGCGGTTAGAGCAACGCTAGTTACAGTTCCAGTTGCACCAGCAAGAGAAGTTGCTTTTCTTACAACACCCTGTGCATCAACGGTGAGCAGGTTTGTTGCGGTAGAACCAAGCGGGTCTGGGTCGTGAATTAAATCCCCACCAATTTTTACATTGTTGAGGAAGTGCTTAAATCCGGATATGACTTGATTGCCAACTGTCCGTACAAACGTGGCTAGACTCTTCTTATTTACCATTTCTTATTCTTGACATTCTCCCTCGATAGTGAAATCGGGATAAAAGATTGGTGAACCGTTATACACATCTTCTTCTACGAATTTATCATCGCTAGAAGATTGAGCAATAGTCAGCAGTGCTGGCTTACTCTTAATAAAGTTTACAATTCTCTTATCTACATATGAAATCTTACTATCAATTGCGGAGATAATCGTGTCAAGAGATGACTGGTTAGCACGTTCTTCTTCTGTCTTTGTCTTTGATGTACCGCTACGAAGAATCGTAACAGCAGAACGTACTGAATATAAAGCCAAAGAAAGCTGAACAAGTTTAAATAACTTTTGTTCATCTGCATTTAATGTCTTTGCTACAACCTTTGCGTAGATATGGTCGTACAAAGCAGTTCCAAGCAAATCTTGAATTGAAGTGACTTGCTCTAAAGATATGATAGGGTATAAAGCTCCCTTGTCTAGCCGTTGTGGCAATGGATACGTTGTATAAACGTATTCGTCATTGATGAAAATAGTATCAACCATTTGTAACGTCTTCAGTGTTTGCCCCCTTCAATGATTCCAAATTTACAAGCTCCTCGTCAATCTCCAAGTTGATCTTGTCGTAACCAGCAACAGAAAGAATCCGGTTGTATGCAGCCAATAATAACTCACGATTAGGCAAAGTCTCCGTAGCACGGAAGATTTGGTAAGCACCTACCAATTCGTTTCCAGTGCCACCCAAGCGACCAGCCACCATCACACCAAACAAAGTAGGTGAGGTGATATTATGCGCTGTAAGAATCTTTGCGTCATTTAGACGAGAAAGTACATCAACCGTCTTGTCCAAGTTGCTTACATCTAACGGAGTGAACTCTGGAGCCTCCTCCTTGTTCTTTACCCACGATGCAATTACAGTTTCTCCCTCTGCCCCAGTAAACGAAGCCTTAAACTTGTTGAACTCATCACGTTTCTGCTCGTTGGTCATATTGCGACCAATGAAAGTAGCCAACACCTTTGGCGTAAATCCATTCTTTGCAGAGTGCTGAATGTGCTTACCAAACTCAAAGTCGGCAGCAATATAGTGGTATGCAGAAATGTAGTTAGGAACACCATAGAACTCGTTTCCAGAGTATGGGTTCTTAACGTATAAAATCTCCTCACGATTCTTCTTGAACTTGTCAAAAGCAGGAATCAAACGAGGCTCGTTATCTTGCATAGACAAGGCGTTTGGCCCAAAGCGTCTGCGGATGATATAGTGCGTTACCTTGCCGTTTACTGGCTCTGCTGCACGAACACCCTTAATGTCCAAAGAACGTAGCTCTACAGGCTTCGTATGCTCTAAATTCCACTTAACGTAGATGGCATATGCCCCCTTGTGTTCGTTCTCAAATGCAGAGTGTACAATTTGGTCGTAAAGACCTTGAGACTTGCCAGCGCAGTTAGAAATAAATGCCTTGATTTCTGCCTGCTTGGCTGGTGTCTTGATATTTTCAAAGTCGTAGAGAATTCCCTTTCCGGAAACCATCTTTGCTTTCTTGGTAATGATTCCAGAGTGTACTGGTGATTGGCGCAACATCCGATCAAGGATTGTCGGAAAGTCATCGTTGACACCAAACTTAATGTACTGGCCTACTTCTGTTTGACCGAGGTTGTATCGACCATTAAGATTTTCAATAGTCTTCTCAAGCGGATTGGTTCCGATTCTATCTGCTGTTGCAGTTCCGCTAATCGAAGTGTAAGCAGTCAAGGATTCTTTAACGTATCCTATTGCCTGCTGAATTAATGATGCCATATTAAAATAATTTACAAATCATTCACAGATACAACGTCTGAATAAATGCCAGTGCCAGTCTCCGTGTAAGCATAACCAATAATGTTAATCAAGTACGAACCACGGAATACGTTGTTATTGTAAAGTTCTAGTGTGTAGTCACCTCCAAGGACTTGCGTAGTTATCAAGTTCAAAGGTAGTACAAAAAAGTCCCTACACCCAACAAGGTGGTATAAGTCTTGAAGAGAATTAAAGTTATACTCCGAGTTGCCGACAGTTGACTTTAATTTAAAGTCGAAATCATCGATTGTAATATCTGCCGTTTTAATAAACGAGATATAGTTTACAACTCCAGCCTTTGCTGTCTTCATAAGCTGTTTAATGTTTGTTGTAATTAAAAAGGGCCGAGGCAAAGCCCCAGCCCCTTATTAATATACAAGTAATCAGTGATTACGGGATGATGTTCGTCCAGTCAGTTCCGGTAGCAGGCTGGTAGGCCAAGTAGTTTTCAGAACCAGTCAAGGTCAACTGATAACGATTCTTGTCAGCACGAGCAGCACCAGAAGCTCCATCAACAGAAGAAGCGTACAAACCGAAGTCCCAACCTACCATATGGCGAGTACCAGCAGCAGTCTCAACGAAAGCAACCAGTTCAGCACCGGGAGTTGCAATCTTCTCAAGAGCAGTACGAGTGGTAGCGTCCATAGCACCAAACTCAACTTGGATAGTAGGAACAACCTCAAAAGAACCATTGGCGTTGATAGTCTTAACGTCAGTGAAGTTGGAGAAACCATCCTTCGTGTTAAAGTCAAGGGCAACACCAGTAGCAACTAGGTTGGTAGAGCAGGTAAACAAGCCAGTAGCTGTAGCAACGGTGATCTCCGTATCAACGGCAGACCGGTTGTACAAATACAATTTTTTCAAACCGCCAGTAGCGATTGAACAGGGATCAAAAGTGATACCAGAAAGAGTTACTTCACAAGCCATTTTTATATTTTTTTTAAAAAAGGGGAGGTGTTACCCTCCCCCTGTTATTATTTAGGCGAAGTTCTTGGCGTAGACGATCTCTGAACCTTTCAGGTAAGAGAAGCCCAACTTGAACTGACCCCAGATCTTGTCGCTAGACAACTCGCTCTCGTACTTCATATCGATTGCACGAACGTCATTGTATTCGTCAGTCAACATAACGAGGTTATCAGGAGCAGAGATGAAGAACTCACCAGCAGCCAAAGAAGGGAAGTGGATAACTTCCATTCCGTAGTAAGGAGGAATGTTTCCTTCAACAACACCTTGAGGGGTGGTAGTGTACAAAGCTGCGATGGCGATTTGGTAAGCCTGCATAGCATTTGTAGACAAGAAGAAAGCTGGCTTGAATTGGCGATCAGCATCACCATAAACAGCAGCCAACATAACAGCACTCATCAACTTGTAAGCACCTTCCATAAAGGAAAGGATGTTCAAAGAAGTGATAGCGGCATTCGTGTCAAAGTCAATTACAGTACCATCACCAGCCATTTCGGTGGTCAACTTGGTAGCAGCAACTTCCAAAGCCTTTTGAGCAGACAATTTAGCGAAGTAATCGAAAACCCAATCTTTAAATTGAGCGTCCATAGTCTCTTCGTTGTGCTGTCCTTGCTTCAACAATACAGAACGGTAAGAAGACTCCAATGCGCTCTTACAGTTCAAGAAAGCCCACTTGTAGGTCTCAACAGTCATCTCCTTTTCGTTGATGCCAGCAGTAGACTGGGGGTCGAATACGCACAAATCGCTACCGAAAGTCAGTGCAGCACTGAAGATAGGTACGTTTGCTTTTGATTTTACATTGTCAACGAGACGGAAGCGTTCCAAAACTTTGGCACTCTTCACCATCGCATCGATGAACAGGTCTGGAGTACGATTAC